ATAAATAATAAAAAAAGAAACAAAGTTTTAAGAAAGAGAGTAAAGAATGGCTGATAGTAAAATTTCAGAATTAACCGCATTAACATCACCAGCTAATGATGATGTATTGGCTATTGTTGATACTAGTGCTGGTGTAACTAAAAAGATAACTGTGTCAAATTTAAACACAGCGTCTTTTGAAGTTGTTGATGATTCTTCACCTCAACTTGGTGGAGATTTAGATTTAAACTCAAACAATATTACAGGAACTGGAAATATTAATATTACTGGTGGACTTACTGCAACGTCTGCAAGTACAATATCAGTTACTGATAACTCTGATACGTTAACACTAGCATCAACAGATGCTGATGCTAACAATGGTAGATTTACAGCAACTGCTTCTGAAACTGTATTAAATGATGATTCAGGTGACATAGACTTCCGAGTAGAATCTAATGGCAATGCTAACATGCTATTTGTTGATGGTGGTAATGATAAAATTGGCATAAACAATGCATCACCAGCAAGACAGCTTCATATTACAGACACTATTGCAAACAATGGTGCTAGTTTAGGATTGACATCATCTGATAGTTCTACATCAGGATCATTTGGAATAATACATTTTGGTAATAATACTGATTCATCACTAGCTTCTATTGGTGGTTTTGCAGATGGTGCAACAGATGCTGGTGCTTTAGTTTTTAAAACAGAAGCAACTGGCGGTGCAATAGAAGAACGAGTTAGGTTTAGTTCATCAGAAGCTGTCTTTAACGAAGGTTCTTTTGACATAGACTTCAGAGTAGAATCTAACAACAATGCTAATGCAATTTTTGTAAACGGTGGGACTGATTCAGTTACTATAGGTGCGTCTGGTGTAGTGCAAACTTTAGCAGGTATTCCATTTTTTAGTGATACAAGTAATGGCTCAATCTATACTCACGATGTATCTGGCACAGATGATACAGCAGCTAATAATACTGCTTACGGACTAACGGCACTTGATGCTGTTACCACAGGTGATGGAAATACTGTCATAGGTCAGGCAGCTGGAACTGGATTAACTACTGCATCTGATAATATATTAGTAGGTAGAGCAACTGGTGGTAGTGGTACTATAACAGGAAATTTTGGAACATATATTGGCACTGGTATTGGTGGAAACAACGCAATGACTTCTGCTCATAGCAACGTATTTATGGGTAGAGAAGCAGCTTATTATGGAACTACAATTCACGAGTCTGTTCTTATTGGTGAACACGCTGGAAAATCACTCACAACTTCAAGTGATGTAATCTTTATCGGACACAATGCTGGAGATGGACACGATACCGAAAATCATAACTTAGGTATTGGTACAGACGCACTAGGTGGCTCGGTAGCTGGCGGTGAATATAACATAGCAATAGGAAACTATTCATTAGATGCTTTGACTTCAGGTGACGATAATATTGCTATCGGGTACAATGCAGGAACTGCTATAAGCTCTGGTTTTAACAATACTTTAATAGGTAAAAATGCTGGTCAAGCTATTACAACTGGTGCAAGAAATACTTTTGTAGGCTATCAAGCTGGAGACGGATTTGATGGAGAAACACATAACGTAGGAGTAGGTGAAAATGCATTAGGTGGCCCAATAGCTGGTGGAGAATATAATGTTGCTGTTGGTTCTAATACTTTAGATGCTTTAACTTCTGGTGATTACAATACTGCTTTAGGTTATCAAGCTGGTTCAGCTTTAACGACTGGTGTTAGAAATGTTATTATAGGAAGTGCTGCAGGTGACGCTATTGAAACAGCATCAAGTAATGTAATTATTGGAGATGAAGCTGTTGGTGGAGGAGTATTAACAGCAGACCAAAATGTTGTAATTGGAAGAAATGCTGGTCACGATATGACATCTGGTGATAATAATACATTTGTTGGATTTGAATCTGGCTCTAATCAGACAACAGCTTCAGCTAATACTTTTTTAGGCTGGAAAGCTGGCGGACTTGGAATAGTAACTGGTGGTACAAATGTAGGAGTTGGAAGTCAAGCTCTTTATGATTTAACTTCGGGAACAAATAATATTTCTATGGGTTATAGGTCTGCGTATGAGTTAACAACTGGTGATAGAAATACATCAATTGGTGTTTTTGCTTTAAAAAACCCAGATACAGAAAATGATAATCTTGCTATAGGTTATCAAGCTCTTGGAGATGGTTCTATTGCAGGTGGAGAATACAACGTAGCAATCGGTAACTACTCACTAGATGCTTTGACTTCAGCGGATAAATGTACTGCTGTTGGTTATAATGCTGGTACTGCAATTACAACCGCAGCTGAAAATACCTTACTGGGTTACTCTGCTGGTGCTGCTCTTGTAGATGGTGGTTATAATGTATTAATAGGGTCGTTGGCTGGTGACGCTGTTGTTGATGGAACAGGAAATATTGCTGTAGGAAGAAATGCTTTAGGTGCAACTACAAGTGGTCTTAGAAATGTTGCCATTGGTCAAAATGCTTTAGAAGATCCTGATACTGAAAATGATAACATAGGTATAGGATATAATGCTTTGTCAGGCACTATTGCTGGCGGAGAATACAATGTAGCTATTGGTTCTAATTCTTTAGATGCTTTGACGTCTGGTGATGCTAATACGGGCGTAGGATATAACACACAAACAAACGTTACAACTGGGTCAAACAATACTTCTTTAGGTGATGACGCTATGAATGATATCTCTACTGGATCTGGTAATGTAAATATTGGAGATGGTACATCAAATGGTGCAAACACAAACCACTCAATAGTTATTGGTCAAGCTGCTGCAGGTAAAGGATCAAACACAGGATTTATTTCACCTAATGGCGGAGCTGTATATCAGGGTAATAATTCATCTTCTTGGTCTACAACTTCTGATAGAAGAATAAAAAAGAACATTGAAGATAATACAATAGGTCTTGAAAAAATAAATAAAATTAAAGTAAGAAACTTTGAGTATAGATTACCAGAAGAAATTACTGAAGTTCCTACACACGCAGCTATAAAAAAAGAAGGCGTACAAGTAGGTGCAATAGCACAAGAAATACAAGAAGTTTTACCAGATACAGTAGTACAAACTACACACGGAGTTTACTCTGTTAATCCAGATAATATTACTTGGTATTTGGTAAATGCCGTACAAGAGTTATCCGCACAAGTAACAACTCTACAACAAGAACTAAAAACCATAAAAGGAGAATAAAATGGCAGTAACTAAAGAATGGATATCAGCTAAACCTAAAACAAATGCTGATGGTAATGTAACAGAATGGTCAGTTGAGTATAAATATACTGATGGTGACTTTTCTCATACATTTAAAAAATCTGAAAAGATAGATGTACCATCAAAAGCACCAGCTGATTACACAAAAGCTGAACTATTGACACTTATGGATGAGGCACATTGGGATGATATGTTTGCAAAAAAACATAACGTATACCAAAACCCACCAGTAGCTGATACAGTTGACAATAGTTTTGATGTTAATAGTTTATCTTAATGGAAAATATTTACGACAGTAATCAAGCTGTTCATATAGATAGATCAACAAGAAAACTTGTTGTAAAGAAATCCCAAGATACTACTAACATCTTAAAAGATAATAAGATAGCTCGTAATCATAGAGCTAACGAGCAACGAGGTGACTTTCAACGTATTGCACAAATACCATTGATTGCGTTACAAATAAAAACCAAAGAACTATTTGGTCATTCTAATTGGTACAAGCTACACAAAGACGATCAGCGTAGCATTATTAAAAGAATGATTAATAGTAATGAGTTCCAAAACTTTAGAGTAGGAGATAAGAAGTTATAATGGCGTTAAATAATTATGCAAACTTAAAAACAACTATAGCTAATTTCCTAGCTAGAGATGATTTGACATCTGAGATAGATGATTTTATTGACTTAACAGAAGCTGACTTTAATCGTAGATTAAGA